TGGGATATGCTTGCTGGTTTTTGTCGTGGTTTACGACCATCTCGGCGAGGACGATCTCGGCGACGACGGACAGTTGCATGGCTTCGCGGGCCAGGCGTTCGATTACAGGATCGCCGTTCGCGGCCTTGTCCAGGAGGAGCGCGGCGCCCAGAATCCATCTGCGCGCCTGGTTGAGAGTGGTGGCATCTGGTTTCGCAAGCACAATTCGCTGTGACTTGTCAAGGCCATTCACAACCACGGCGGGAGTGGGGTTGTCAAGAGTTTTGTGCGCTCTCATTATTGTTGCAATATGTACCCTATATGTTGTGGTGTCAAGAAAAATCTTGACACCTATTGCGGTGTTTGTGTAATGTGTGGCGCATGTCAACACGGGTCCGCACTTGGGACGTTCTGGACTATGGCGCAGTAAAGTTAGATTCTCCCACTATTCCTTACGAGGCCGAATGTGGCCACGAGGCCGAATTGCCAGTGTCGGGCAGGGTGATGGCCATCACTTCCGATGGGGCCATTATTTTCGATACCGAGGGCGGCTCTAGCCCGCCTAAAATACGCTGCCGCAGGTGTGGCCGGGTGTTTTCCAATTCACAGGATTCATCTCCTGAGTTGCCCGGCGGTGCCGATGTTCGGTAAATGGTTCGCTCAGACATACACCGGGTCTATGTTCGGAGCCGGCCCATCGGTCTTCGCGGTTTGGGGTTATGTTGTCGCTCACATGTATTTCGGCACGGTCGAGCTTAACCCATCGGTGATCGCGGCGGCGTTGGGGGACTCCAAGGAGAATGTGGAGCGAGTCCTCGAGTATCTTTGCGCCCCTGATCCAAAGAGTCGCAGTAAGATCGAGGAGGGCCGCCGATTGGTGCGGGAAGGGGAATATCTCTATCGTGTGCCCACAGGGAATCTCTACCGCGGAATGCGTGATGAGCATGACCGGCGCGCCTACAACCGTAAAAAGAAGGCGGAGTCGCGACGAAACCAACAAAGTAACGGTCAAACCGTGTCAACATGCGAGTCAAACAATGTCAGCCGCCGTCAGCCGCCGTCAGCCCATAACAGAGAACAGATAACAGATAACAGAGAACAGAAAGAACCTACGTCAAATTCGGAAGGATCGCGCGAGGGCGACGACGATTGTGAAAAAGCGGTGAGGGATATTGCCGCGTTGTATCCGAAAATCCGGGATGTCCAGAATTTGTCGCAGGAAGTGCAGTACGCGATTGCGGAGGCGGTGGCGCGCGATGGGCGCGACCTGGTGTGGATGGGAACGAAGAGTATGGCGGAGGCGGTGGCCTGCTGGCCCAAGAGTGAGTTAAAATTTATTCCAGCGGCGGGGCGGTTCTTCCGGGAGTCGCAATACAAGGCCGACCCGGCGGAGTGGGACAGGAGAGGCAATGGCAATGCAGCGAATCCAGTCAACCGAGATCGAGCACCTAGCAAGCAAGTCGAGCGCGCCTTTGGCAATCTCGCAGCCGTCGCCACTGTCTTCGGAGGAGGCGATCGACCAACTGCGCCGGTTGGGGGCGCCGGAGTGGAGCATCTATGTGACCATGCTGGCCCAGGACAAGCGGCACGACATGGCGCCGCACCTGCTGAGGTATTGGGCGGAAAAACTAACAAACGTCCCGGATGAATTGATTTGCGAGGCGCTGACCACGGCGCGCTGGGAACTGTTTCCCTCGGTGGATGACGTGTTGCGCGCGGTGGATGGGATTCGCGAAGCGCGGCGCGGTGGCCGGGAATGGGAGCAGTGGAAGGCCGGCCAGAAGCGGGCGGCGCGCGAAGGCAAGCTGGCGACCGAGGACGATTACGCGCAGATGCGGAGCCGGCTGCGGGAACTGTTCGGCGATCCCACGGTAAAAACCGAGCACACGGAGGCAAGCGATGTACGGAACGGGGACGCGAAGTTACAACCGGTCGGCGGAGCATCGCGAGTCGAAGCGGCAGCAGGCGGAGGCGACGGCGGAATATCTGGCGAGACCGCGCGTTGAGATCGTGGTGCCGCCGATTTGCACTTGCCGCAGTTTTCGCTTTGCGCATCCGTCGGCGCGGCATGGGACGCTGAAGCATCCGGCGGATTGGACGCCGTGGCACAAACGCTACCGGCTCGACCGGGAGCACAACGCGCTGGTGGAGATCGCCGGCGCATCTTGGGGGGATTGAATGGGGCAGGCGGAGAATCCGACGATGTATGCGGTGGAGCAGGTGTGTGGCTTATACGGCGTGCAAGTTACGCGGGAGCAGTCGCGCACGTTCACGGTGGAGAGCGGGGGGCGCTGGCGGCCGATGTTCTTTGGGCAGTGGACCGATGAAGTCGGCAAGCGGCGTTTTGGCAAGGCGGATTTTCTGGCGCGGCCTCGGATTCTGGCGGGGATAGGCCAGCACCGCGATGGCTTCCGGCTGTCGGTGCCGCTGTGGATTGAGTGCAAGAGCCTGGAGGGGGATAAGAACCGCAGGAAAAACCTCAAGACGATGGAGAATCAGGCGGCGTTCAAGCGATGGGTGGAAAGCAACGGCGATTTCTATTTGCACATCGTGGAGGACGTGCGGCCTTTGATTGCGTGGTTTGAGGCGCATGGCGTGGTGAAAAACTGCGACGACGTGGCGCTGGCTACGGTGGTGACTCCGCCGGACAGTACGGAATTGTACTTACTTCCGTGTAAGCACTGCGGCTACCCGCGCGCGCAGCACCGGGGCAAGATTTTCAGCTGCCCGATGGAATTGGCGGGATGCAGTTCGAAGCTGATTGGAAAAGTCTGGAGCCCGGATCTGCGCAAGGGCGTGAAGGCCAAGGGGGCGGAATGATCCTGCGGGCGCGGGTGAAGTTGCCGATGGACATGCCCGCCGGGGTGCCTTGCTGCGAGCGCATGGCGCGGCAACTGGCGGCCTTCGGCACTCGAATTATCAGCGTGAGCGCTTCGGCCGAACTGAAGAAATCCAAGTGCCAGTTCTGCCACGCGCAAGTCATGGGGATGCGGGTGCAGGGCTTGCGGGGGTGGCGGATCGATCCGCGGGCCTGGGACATTGCGGAAGCGCCGCTGGTGGAGGCTGCGCATGCCTAGAGCTATAAACACCAAGCGCGGGGGCACGGGGCGCCACATCGCGGCGTTTATTCTGAATTCAGGAGGGATGAATGGCAAAACCGCTGTCGCCGGAAGTGTTGGCGCTGATTCCATCGGGGATTGAGAAGCTGGTGCTGCGCTGCGTGGTTTGCGGTGGGCCGCTGCCTTCGTCGCGGCGCACGGTGGGCGACCATGCCGGCGCTTGCCACAAGGTGCGGACGCTCTACCGGCGCTATGTCATCCAGCTCACGAAGTGCATTGCGTGCCTGCATCCGGCCACGCCGGAGGAGCGGGAAGAGTTCAAGCAGTGGCGGGTGAGCCGCGGGGATTTGCGCGGAAGAGGGAATCGGCAAGGCGGGCGGCGGCGGCGAATCGACCACAAACAACCGAGGCCAGAGCAAATTATGGGCTGTCCTCCGCACCATGCTCCCAATTGCACGCTCGCGGAGACAGGCGCGTCCAAGGGATGTCCGCGATGTGAATACGAGGCCAAGAGAGCTTGGCAGGTACCAGACTTGCCAACGCACAATCCAGCCATGCAGGTTGACACACAGGCGGGGGATTCGGTAGCGTGCGAAGTGAGTTCGACGACGGAATCTTAAGGCGGGGGAAACATGCCACAATCGAATCGGCTGTATACGGCGGGACAGGGCACGGGGACTTCGCAGAACCGGCGCATTGCCATCAACACCCAGGGCGCGAACAATGCTTCGCTGCCGGCGCTGCAGGTTTTTACCAGCACCAGCGAAGTCGCATTCACCGACCCGGCCGTGGCCAATGCTTACCCGATGGCGCTGGCGATTCCGCCGGGCGGCCCCTGCGAACAAGAGAAATTTACGGTAGTTTTTTCCGGCTACATCAAGACTGGGCAAAGCTCGACCATCGTGTTCAAGCTGCGGCTTGGCGATTCGGCCACGGTTGCGAGCAACACGTTGCTGGTGACCACGGCCTCGGCCACGGTGGCAACCACCACCGTGCCGTTTGAAGTGGAAATCAGCATGGTGTACGACTCGGTGAGCGGCAAGTTGGACATCGGTTCGGTATCGCAGGCGATCAATGGCGTGGTGACCGCGCCGACAATCGGCTCGGCTCCGTTTGCTCCGACCGTGCCCATCAGCAACACCAACAATCCGGTGCTGGTGTTTACGCTGACTGCGACCTTCGGCACGGGCAGCAGCAGCACGACGAATTCGATCAATTTGAAGGATTTCGGCATTAACCACTAAGTTCAGTAGCACGATGTTCCTCCTGGGGTTGGGGTTGGCGGGAATCGCTGAGCGGTGATCACTCGCCAGCCCCGATTTTTGAGAATGGATTTTATGGCGGAAGAGAAGCACAAGAAACGCAAGCCGCGCACGATCATTACCCACCGCCACGAAGATAACTCGTTTCATCACGAGCATGTGCACGACGACGGCAAGAATTCGATGTTTGCCGGGACTTCGCAGGATGTAGCCGACGTGCAGCAGCATATGGCGGATCACTTCGGCGGCGGGGCGGAAGCTTCAGCCGAGCCGGAAGCGGCTGCCGCGCCCGCCGAGGGCGCTGTTGCGCCTGGGGAATAAAGGCTTTTGCCTGTGATCCTCGATCTCGCCCGCGTCGAATCCGATTCCGATTACAAAAACGAGGCGCGGCACCGGTGCGAGACGGATCACTTTTTTCTCGCTTCCCTGTTAGGCCGCAAGTTTTCAGCGTTCGTTCCCCGCGTGCATCAGCCGGTGGTCGATCTGTACTTTTCTAAGAATCGAAACCTTCCGATCGAAGAGCAGTCGAAGGTCAAGAACCGGCTGCATCTGGATCCGCGCGGGACTTACAAGACCACGATGGGGCGCGTCGATTCGCTGCAATGGATACTGGCCTTCCCCGAGGAAATCACAATCCTGAACGAGACTTCGACCAAGCCGCTGGCCGAGGCCATTTCGGAGGGCCTGGCGAAATTTTTCTGGAAGCGCAAGGATACGAAGTCTACGCCGATTCAGGCGCTTTACCCAGAGTTATGCGTGGAGAAGGAACCCAAGCCGCAGTGGGATACGCCGGTGCGCATCTTTGGCGACCTGGACCACACGCTGGACTTCACGTCGCCCTTGACGGCGCAATCGGGCTGGCATCCGTGGGTGGAGTGCATCGACGACATGGTGGAGACGAAGAACTCCGGCATCCACGCGGCGCCCGAGGTGCGGCAGGCGGTGATTGACACCTACTACACCAACAAGAACACGCTGCGGCCGGGCGGCTATATCAACTTGCGGGGCACGCGCTACCATCCGTTCGAGTTGTATGGGAACGTGCTGGAGAAGATGAATCCGGAGACGTGGAAGTGCCTGATCCGCGCGGCCATGATTGTGCGCGAAGGCAAAAAGCTGATGCCGGGGGAGTTTCCCGCGGAAGACGAAGTGATTCTGGAATTTCCCGAGCTGCCTGGCATGGATTATTTGAGCCTGCGGGAGAAGTTCTTTGACGACTACGAGAGCTTCATGTGTCAACAGATGAACGATCCGCAGGGCGGGCACATTGCGACCTTTCCGGCGGAGTTGTTTGAGACGATGCTGATCGCGCCGGAGCGGATCCCGCCGATGGGCGAGACTTATATCTGCTGGCGGCTGCCTTATGGCGGGAAAGATTACATGAACGGGCTGGCCGAGGGCTGCTGCGCGCGGGTGCATGAGGGCAAAGTCTACGTGCTGGATGCCTGGGCGGGGAAGTATACGCCGTCGCGGCTGGCGGAAAAGATCGTGAAGGAGATTCGCGAGCAGCAGTCGGAATATTTGCTGCTGGAGGAGTTGCCGGGGACGGAGTACATGGAAGGGTCGCTGCGCAACGAGATGCACCGGCGCAACGTTTCGGCGCGGGTGCAATGGCTGGAGTTTCAGGATGACGACAACCTGCGCAACGAGCGGATCAAAACTTTAGAACCGCAGGCGCGGGCGGGGCGGGTTTCGATTTCGACGGCGTGCGGGAAGATGGGGGAACTCAAAAGGCAACTAGTTAATTTTGGGCTGGTGCGGGAGAATGGCATCGTCGATGCGATCTCGCGGCTGGCGGCCAAGGTGCCGGTGAGCCTGATGCGGCAGGAGATTGCCGACGAAGAGATGGAAGGGCAGCGGCGGGTGGCGGAAGCGGCGGCGTTTGCCTTTGTGCATGGCTACGGGCGCGGCGAAGGCATGGCGGAAGCGGAAAAGCAGCAGCGGGAGCGGGAGATCGCCAGCGCGGCGGCCATGGAGCGGAGTTTGAATATCGGGCTGGTGGATATGCTGGGAGGGCTGGACGGGTGAGCCGCACTTTTCATCTCTGCATTTCGGTGCGCGGCATGTTGAATTGGGATCGACGTGAGACGTTGCGCAACATGCGATCCATCACCAAGAGCGATGGCACGCGATACGCCACCGTGGAAGAATTCCGCAATGCCTTGATGGATGAGTTATTGGCTGGGAACGAGGTGCTTCCGCTGGCGAAAGAGTGCGACAAATTTGATCCCAAACATGGATGCCTGGGTCATGAAGAGAAAAGTTGCATAGGTCCTTCGCGCCAGGAAGAAGGCGCTCAGGATGACAGGGCGGTGGTGAATGGCTAGCAGCCAGGAGCTAGAAGCTAGAAGCGCGGTGATGCCATTCGGCTCTCCTATGACGGAGATCCGGGAGTCCCAGGTCGAGACTACCGAGGGGAATGTTCGGCCTCCGGTGTTTAGCGACGACGCTACCGCTACTTTGGTCTGGGAAGATTATCTCAAGGCTAAGGCCTACGTCGAGGCCGAGAACACTTCGTGGCTTTTGGAGTGGCAAGAGACGGACGTGCTGTATCAGTCGCCGGTGCCCTATCGCTCGGAGCGGTTGCAGAATGGGCGTCCGGCGCGGGTGCCGCGCTTCTTGGTGGCCAAGATGAAGACCACGCTGGCGCGCGGGGTGAAGCGGTCGCTGTTTGCCGAGCAGTATCCGTTTCTGTTGCGGCCCGGGGATTTGGGGACCGAGGCGGATGCCGACGCCTGGACTTACCTGATCGGGGTGCTGCTGAAACGGGCGAAGTTTCCCTACTACGCCGGGTTGCAGATCAATTCGCAAACCCTGTTTGGCACCGGGCTGGGAAAATATGGCATTGAAGAGCGGACCATCGTCAAAAAAACCCGGCGGCGCAAGAAACCTGCCGCAAAAGTCCAACTGCCCGCTGGCGAAGCGTCGGTTCCCACCGAAGAAAGCGACGACTTCGAACCGGTTATCAGCGAAGTCAAGGAAACCTGGCCGTTCTATGAGTACCGCAAGCTCGGCACTACGCTGTTCGATCCGAAATGGTGTACTCCAGACGCGCCCGATGAGTCCGCGGGCTACTGCGTCGACTACGATCCGGTGAACTTTTACGACTTGCAGAAGATGGCGAAGCTTAGTTGCTATCGGGAGAAAAAAAACGCGGCGGGCGAGGTGATCTGCGCCGGCATCCCTGACGAAGAGACGCTGAAGGACTTTTTCTTCCGCATGCCGGAGGGCGATGCCCCGGTGGGCACGCAGATCGAAGACACCATGAGTTCGAAGGGGTCGCTGGTGGCGCATGCGGCGGCGCGCAACCGGCAAACCTCCGCCGACCCACTGACCAAGCCGCTGCTGGTGATCGAGCGCTGGGACCTGCGCACCATCAAGACGATTCTGGTCTATGAAGACCGCAAGCTGGTGATCCGCAACGAAGAGCATGAGTATGGCTCGATGTGCCACACGTCGTTCACCTGGTGGCCGATTGAGAATTGCGGCTATGGCATGGGCATTGGGAGGATTGTGGGGCCGGATCAGCGTGTCGATGCCGGGGTGACGAATGCGGCGCTGAAGATGGTGGCGTATCCGATGAACGCTCCGATTCTTTACGCGCGGGGCGGCGAGAACGCGCCCACCCAGAACACCATCCTGAATCTGGGTACGTTCTGGGGGGTGGATGCGGGGCCTTCCGGCGACGTGAACAAGGCGATGCGGTTCATGGAGATGCCGCAGGTGCCGGCGGATGCCTGGAAGTTTATCCAGATGTCGCAGGCCAGCGCGGAAAATATCAGCGGGGCCGACGCGCAGATGCAGCAGGGCTCGCTGAACGGGAAGCAGGGGGCAACGCGATCGAGCTTTGGGGCGCAGCGCATGGCGTCGATGAGCGACCAGAATATTGCCGATCCGGTGGACTCGGTGGCCAATGGCGGGATCGTCCCCTTTGTGGAGTTCCTGATCCGCTGGGTGAAGACCAAGATGCCGATCAAGGAAATCCGGCAGATCCTGAGCAAGAAATATGCCGCGGCCATCATGGACAAGGTGCTGCACGAGCAATTTCTGGAGGCGGAGTTTGAAGTGGCGGTGCTGGCGGGGCAGAAGCTGGCGGCCAAGCAGGGCATCCAGCAGGTGATTCCGTTCTATTTGCAACTGCTGGAACAGCCGCAGATTCTGGAGTATTACCACCAGATCGGCAAGACGGTGGACTTTGCGGCGCTGGAGGACATCTTCCAGGCGGTGAGCGAGTTGGTGCAGCAGCCGGATATTATCCGTCCCATGACGGAGAATGAGAAGCAGCAGTACCAGCAGAATAATCCGAACATGCAGAAAGTGCAGGCGGCGACGGCGGTGGAGAAGCAGCGCGGGCAGAACCAACTGGCGACCGAAGGCGCGAAGGGCAAGAACGAGCTGGTGAAGACGGTGCTGGACCACGCGCTGGACAAGAACGAAGGCGGGGCGCCGCTGGACCTGGCCCTGGGGCGGCTGGAGCGGAATGACGATATGGACGCGCTGCAGAATGGGCTGCCGGGGAATGGGGCGGCGTAGGTTTGCTAAAAGCTAGGAGCTAGGAGCCAGAAGCTAGTGGCTAAACTGGAAGATTTTATCGCGGGCAAGCCGCTGAATGAGCGGATGGGGCGGTTGATGGCGGGCGAGGAAGACGCCGAGCCGGAAGCCGGAAGCCCGCAGCCGGAAGCCCGCAACTTTGCCGATGGGACGGCGATTACGAATGACGACCGGGAGCATTTGCGGTACACGCTGGCGGGGCATGGGTGGCAGGTACTCCTCAAGTTACTAGACACGGCGTTGCAGGCACAGGAAGATGCAGCGAGGCGGTTGTCGCTCCAGCGGACTAGTTCCAAGGACGAAATCGCCGCGACATGGCAGACGGTGGCAGCCAACCGGGAAGCGCGTATGGCGCTGGTGGGGCTGGCGGAAGCGGAAGTGGGGAAGCTGAAACGAGGTTGAGATCCTTCGCTCCGCTGAAAGGCGCTGCGCTCAGGATGACAAAGCCATTATGAGATTTTGGGATGACAAAGACGGGACTGGAACCAAGCTGACCGATGGGCGTGTTTGCCTGGTCATTCAGAATCCGGAGATGCCGGAGATCCGCACTTACGGCAAAGATCGCGAAGAAGTGCTGGACAAGCTGGCGAACACCACCGAGACGGCGCAATTGCAGATTCATCGCATGCGGAAAGCGCCGCAGACCCCTCCCCCTACCCCCCCAGCGCGGCCGGCTGCTCCCGATTTGAAGGCGGCTGCCGCCGATTTGGCGAACCCGGCCAACGTGCGAGTGCTGCTGCGGGCTGCGGGCGTGGATGTGGATGGGCAGATTCGGACTCAGGTTGCGAATAAGATCGCCGCTTTGGCGCTGGCCTGGCAGGCGGAGAATCCCGATTTCCCGATGGACCCGCGGAATCAGCGCATGTTGATGGACCGCGCGATTATCCTGGTGGGGGGGCGGCCGGAAAATCTTACGACGGCCGCGCTCGATAAGGCTTATGAAGAGTTGGCGGCGCAGGAAGTGTTTCACGCGCCAAAAGGTTTAGAAACACCAGCAGTAGAAACAGTGCATCCGGAGGGAACTCCGGACTCCCGTACTGTACGCAATGCCACCAGCTACCGGCGCAATGCCTTGACTTCGCCCGAAGCACCGGCGAGGGCCAAGGGCGAAAGCGCGCAGGAAGCGAAGTGGCGAGCCATTCTGGAAACCGGGACTTCCGAAGCGCAGGAACGCGCCATTCGGACGGATCCGGGGTATTCGGAGTGGGTGGGCAAACAGTTCGCGAAAAAAAGCGCGTAAAGGGAGAGTCACTTTTTATGAACACGAAAAAGAAAGCCGAGTACCGAGTGATCGAGTTCATGGTCAAGCTGCAGCGTGGGCTGATGTTCGCCTTTGGCGTGATCCTGATGCTGGGGACCACGGTGGTGGCCAGCTTTGGGCTGATGGGCGCCATCCAGGCGCGCGCCGTGATGCTGAACGACGGAGCCAGCCCCGCTTCCATGAACAGCGGCAACATGCCGCAGGCGGCCTTGTCGATCCACTACAACACCAAGTTTCTGGAGTACCTGAAGGCGGTGTTCACCAAGCTGCGCATGTGTACCCGGCAGAATATGCCGGCCAATGCGGGGCAGGTGTTCCGCAACTTCATGCTGGCGCCGCTGACCGCCAACACCACCGAGCAATCGGAAGGCACGGTTGGGTCGGGCATCACCATCACCACCAACTATCTCGACATCCTGCTGGGGCAATGGTGCGACTTCGAAAACCAGTCCGATAAATCGTTCCTGACCTCGATCTCGAACGACCAGGTGATGTTTGAGCGCAACATGGCGTACCGCCTGGGCTTCACGGTGGACGATCTGGTGATGGCCTTCTTCGATTACCTGATCACGCTGGATCCGAAGACCGATAACCAGTCGGTGACCACGGGCAACTACCAGCTGACCAAACAGCAGATTGAGCAGGCGCCGTTCTCGCTGATGGGGCAGAACGTGCCTCCGATGGAGGGCGGCTACTACTGCGGCTCGATTCACCCCTTCTTTGTGGGCGACTTGCTGGCGCTGGACAACTCCAATAACTCGATTGTCGACATTATGAAGCACACGCCGGAAGGGCAGCTCAAGCTGGAAGAGTTGCCGGACATGGCGGCGGGCGATCAGGTGAAGGTGATCGAGCTGTTTGGCTGCCGCTGGATGCCTTCGACCAACCAGACGCAGACGCCCAGCTACCAGGGTTCGTCCAGCACCGCGGTGCGGACGTACCTGTCGGGCATGGATGCGGTGTTGGCGGTGAAGTTCTCGACGCCCGACCGGTCGAGCATCGGCGACGGGCAGACCAAGAACATCAACGTCTGGCGGGGCGAGTACAAGCCGGGATCGAGCTTCGATCCCTGCGCGGTGATCGGGGCAGGATCGAGCTACAACCTGATTGCCGGGTTTGGCTTGCCGCCGGATATTATTTCGCGCGCGCGCTGCTTCGATGCGGTGCCGCAAACCACGTAAACCAATGGGTAACGGTCATGGGTGTTAGGTCTTGGGGCCTAACACCCAATGACCTAAGACCTAAGACCGAGGGTTAAAGATGGCGGAAAAGCAAAACGCGACCGAGCAGTTGCAGCAGGAAGTATTAGAAGCTACGCTGCGCACGCAGAAGGCGATTCTGCTGCGCGAGGAAGCGGCCCTGGAAGAGACGCTGGAAGCGCTGGCGGAGCGCAAGCAGAAGAAGGAGACGGCGAAGCGCACCAACGCCAACCGGCAGGCGCAGTTGGCGCTCGACCGGGCGAACCAACGGCACTTGCAGCAGAATGTATGCCAGCACCGCTCCGGCGGCTACATGGGGCAGACTCCCATTACCGAGGGTGGCGGCACCAACAGCTTTTCGGTGCTGCATGTGACCATTCTGGGGCATGACAAGGTGAAGTTTATCCAGTGCGGGCGCTGTCCGCTGAAGTTGTGGATCGTGGATTCGCCGACCGAGGAAAAACGCCTGCAGGCGGCTGCCGCGAAGGCCAAGCCGGGCAGCAAAGAGGCGATGGCCTGGGAAGATTACCTGTGGGGCAAGGAATTGCTGGCCACGCACAAGAAGGCCAGCCTGCCCAATTCGACCTCGAAGGGCGCGACGTTCAATTTCGAGAAGGATGGGGTGGCGTTCATTCCGGAAGTTCCGGGATGGGTGACGAGCGGGCCGCGTCCGGCGTAGTTTTACACAGGCAATTCAAGCTTGTGCACAGGGCGTGGGGCGTGACAATCTGACCGTGCAGCCTTTGGGAACAGAGGAGAGTGTATGGCCGATGAAGCGGGACGGGCAGTGAAGTTTCGGGATGCGGCGCTGGTGCTGGCCGACGATGCCAATCAAATGGCGAAGAATCTTAGCAAGTATGTGCGCAGCGGGCAGTACGAGCGGGCGGAAGCCCTGGCGGCGGGCTTGCAGCGGACGGCGCGGGATATCAAGTGGCTGATGCAGCGGCAGCCGAAAGGATAACAAATTCCATGGATTTCGCAAAGGCGACATTTGGGCCACCGGCTCCGGGCACTACCGACACCAACAAGGGCGCGCTGATCGCGGACATTCAGACGCCTGCGGTGGAGATGGTGGACACCGCGGGGAACACCCACGGCGTGGAGAGCACGCTGTTGCTGTTGCAGGCGCAGACCGCGCTGACTACGCTGACCACGGCCCAGACTCTATTTAGCCTGGCGTTTCTGGCGGGGGCGCTGAATAAGACCAACCGGACGCTGCGGATCTCGGGGACGGTG